TTTGATTTATTTTATCTCCAGTGCAAATCATTAATTTATTATCATTATCATAAATATCTATAGAATATATAATTTCCGGCGAAATATTTATATCTAATAAATCCACATTAGAAAAATAATATATAGTATTATTTTCAGTATCCAATTTTCCATCTACAATGCTACATTGTGCTGATATATTTGTAAAATTGTCTATTTTTACTTTCGCAACCCTAATATATGTAGTATTATCCTGTGAAAGTTGATATATATATCCAAATCTAACAAAATTACTACTATTTTTATTTGTATTATCTATAGTAGTCCATCTTTTTTTTGTTAATCTTTTATCAATAACATCCCACATTTGCCATGTAGAAATATCAATATCAAAATATAAGGTATATGTTAAATTTTCCGAATATGTTAATTTTGCTATTTTTTGAGTTAAATTATTTTTCACATTATCATTATACGATCCATTGATTAATATATCATTAATCTTATTATTATTTAAATAATTATATTGTTCACTATTAGACGTTAAATGTAATTTTTGAATTTGTCCAATAATACGATCATTATTAATATCCTCAAAATCTAATTGTTCAGATGTATTTATAGTGTTTTGAAAATATAAATATTCGTTATTTTGACTCCTAACAATATATCCATAATTATTATAATAATTTTCTAAAGTATATATTTTTTTTTCATTAACTTCTTTCAAAAATTTATTAGGAATAAAAGTATCATTATCTTTCAAAATTTGTTCAATTTCTTCTTCTGGTGTATATATATATTCTGATTTTAAAGAAGGTAAATCGATTTTATAATACATATTTTTCAATAAATCTCCACTTTTAGGTATTTCGATTTTACTTTTTCCATTAAATTGTAATATATTTTTATTAACAATATTTTTTGTTTCCTGTGAAAAATTAGAATATTTATGATATACCGTTTTAAAAAATGATAATTCAGGATTTCCAACTAATATATTATCTTCTGCTCCTATCGATGCTATTTGTAATAATCCACCGGGCATTAATTAAATTTAATTATATATGATATAATATATTTATCTTTAATATCAAATTAATTTCATAGATTCTAATAAATATTATACACAATAATATTTATCATAAAAAATTAATACAAAAATGCTAATGAGCACATACCACCCATAAACCTCAATACATTATAATTAATACTATACAATTTAACTATATAATATTCATCTCCTAATTCAGTAATAAAATCATTCATAAATTCTAATCTCAAATTTTTTGCTTCATGTCTAGTCATATTGCATGAACCAGATGGTTGATTATCCTCTGGTTTTAGAGCAAATGAATAAACATTTATTCCATCTGATGGTGTTGCAGTATGATATTCATATGGTTGAGTATAATTAAAATATATACCATCTATTTTTTTAAATCTTTCATATCCACTTAATTCTATATGAGCAGATTTAATGGGATTATATGATATATTTCCTATTTTTATACTATAATTAGACCAATCGATATTTGTATCTAAATTATTATAACTTCTATTTATTTTTTTTTTAGCAATCCAAATTAACTCTTTTGTAGGATATAATGTATTAAATGAACAAGTAATTTGCTGAGTATTATTATCTCTAAATATTTCCGTTTGTATTTGTGGAATTATATATTCATGTATACCATAGGCAAATTTTTTTCTTTCAATTTGATCTAAATATACATAATCAATATATAATGAAGTATTTATAATTTTTATTAAATTATCAATATTTAAATTTTTATACTCTGATATAATACAATTTATTAAATCATTAATTTCTATATTTATTTTAACATCTTGATATTTAAGAGCAACCAATGGTATAGATATACCATTATATTGATTAAACCAAAAAGATAATGGTAAATATAATATATAATTTGGTTTTGCTTTATTATTATAAGTTGTTAATTCCGAAATATTACCTATCATTTTATCATAAATTGTTTCTTTAAATGATACTTTGGTTAATTCATGCCATATATTTATCCAATCATTATAATGCCGATCTATTATAGTTCCTCCTATATCTACCTCAATTTTTTTAATTATATAATGACCTAATTTTTTTATCCAGGCAAATTTATATCTGGTTGTACTTGTTTCTTCATATATTTTTTTAGTATATAATACACTTAATGGATCTTCGTCATCTCGATTAGGGTAATCAATATTAGAATCTGGATCGTAAAAATAATATATATTGTTTTTATTTATTAAATATTTTTTTATTTGATCAATTAAATATGATATTTTTTTTAATTTTTCATCTCTAGATAATATACTATTTACAATAATTTTAATTTGTTCTCTAATATCAGTAGTATTTTTAATAGCAGGTTTTATAGTATTTACAACATTAGTATAATCATTCAAATCAATATCATTTTGAAAAAAAGAAACTAAATCATTATATATTAATAATGGATCTGCATTAATAGGTTGTAATTCTTTATAAATTAAATTATATGCTTCTATTATATAATTAGAATATTTATTTAAATTAATCCAATTTGTTTTTGCTTCTTCATAATTATTTTTAGCAATATTAACAGCATTTGCATCAACTGCTTTATAAATATCAACTTTGGGAATTTCTATTTTTAAATATACTTTATGAACTAGATCTGCATTTTTAGATAATGTAAATGTTATTTTTTCTCCAAAATTAACAATTCCATCAGGAAATTGTTCTAATGTTTCAATTGAAAAATTAGTATACCTTCTATAAACATATTTAAAATATGTTATTTCAGGATTACCTGTTAAAAATATATCTTGATTACCGAAACTAGCTATTTGTAATAATCCTCCGGGCATTTATAATATATAATAATAAGTTTTATTTATAACAAATAATTCTAATTACATAGAGTCTATATATTCCCATTTAAGATAATTACATATTTTTTTCCATAATATATCATGTTCTTTTAATTTTTGTCTACTTTTTAACAATGGGAAAGAAACAATTAAATTATCTAATTCTAATAATTCACAAAATTTATGAATAACATACGAATAACTCAAAAAATTTTTTCTATCTTTTGGACAATATAAAGCAAAAGGTTCTTGTATTTGTTTAAACATTTGTCTAAATTTTTCTTCACTTTCCCTTGATATATTTGGTGGCGGTAATCCATTTAATTTATTTATTATAAATGGCACATGTTCATAATATTTATTATAATTTAATTTTTTTAATATTAATTTTAGTTTTTTATTTGTTAATAAAGATAAATCTTGGCTTAAAATTTTATCTTTACGAATTTCATTAATAATATTTTGATAAACTTCTACATTTATTTCAGTTGTTTCTCTACCCTGAATTTGAACTAACCATTCATTAAAATGATTTATACGTTTATATGGATTGTCTTGAATATTATTTTCATCATTCACATTTTTATAATTAGGTTTTTCAATTTCATACATTATATTTGATACTTCTCCACATCTAGTGCATATATAAGTTCCATCATTAACATTTATAATTTTTTCAATATTACAACTACTACATACAAAAAGTTTTTTTTCATTATTATTATTGGAAATTTTATCAACTATTTTAGTATATTCATTAAATAACATTACTTTTCCTTTTTTTTCTTTACTATTTTTATTAAAAAAATTAATAATATCATTATTTGAATTATCTTGTTTACCCTTATAATAAGTATCTAATATATTAAATGTTTGTGAATAATATTCTAATTCTTCATTTGATCCTTCTATATCTTTAATTTTATTTTCTATATTTTTTATTTTATCTTTTATAATATTTTTATTTTTTTGTAATAAAATATTCGTAGAATCTTCTAACATTTTTTTATCAATTTCTTCCAAATTATTTTTAAATTTTTCTAATTCGTTGTAATAATTTTCTAAATTATTCCATTCTTGATTAAATTTTTCAGTTATTTTTTGATGTTTACTATCCAATGTAATTGTTTGTGTTGCCATTTTTTTCGATTTTTTTATTTTATTTTTAAATGAAGACATTATACGAAATTATATATATTAATCTATTAAAAAAACTTTATAATATAAATATTTATTAATTTATCTAATATTAATTAAATATATTTCCAATTCATTTATATTAAATTACATCATAATACAATATTATTTATTGATATATCATTATTATTATATTTTTATTATTATATTTAGATATTTAATTATATTAGTTTATAATAAATAATTTTATTAGTTAATATATATATATATATATATGGCAGAAAGTAATTCAGACGATGATCATTGGCCAGCACCACCTATAATAAATTCAGAAGACGAATTTTTACTACATCCGCCTCCACCTATACCTAGAGCAAAACAACAACCACCTCTGCCTATACCTAGAGCAAAACAACAACCACCAATACCTATGCCACTACAACCATCCCCAAAAACAATAGTATTACAAAACATGTTTAAAGATTATTATATTTTAATATGTCCAGATGAAAATATTACACAAAACTACAAAACTACAAATAACTATTTTGCAGCATATATCCATCTCAATCAAGATAAAAATGAATATCTTAGAATAGTATTATGTTGTCCAGGTAATAAAAATAAAAATTCAGTATATATTGATCATGTTAAAATAGAACATTATTTACCTTTACGCGAACTTGAAATTACGACAATAACAGGAACACAAGATTATTGTTTATATTTTAATTTGGGTAATATTGATATTCGAGATATATTATCCTTAATAGAGTCATCTAATTTTGTAGAAAATGAATATATTACTTTTTTACCAAAAGATAATCCTAATAAATATAATACTACTGATACTGTCAATCAATTATTTAAGCCTAATATAACTAAAATATCTAAATTTACTGACTTTAAAAATCCAAATAAAAATAAAGTATTTGGACCTAAAATTAAAATATTAGAAGTATTTAATAAATATACACGACCTATATTGAAAGAAATAGAGTTTTGTAAAACAAACTTCGCAAAAATTAAACAGAAGCTTGATAGGAATAAAGATTGTATCGATAAACCAGATTGTATCGATAAACCAGACTTGTTAATTGAACAAAATATTGATATTTTAGAATTAATAATATTAAATATCCATAATATTAAATTCGATGGAACTATTAAATCGTATAAAGATTTAAAACAAAATAGTAAAATTATATTTTCTGGTCTAGTAAAAAAATCTATTGAGAAACAAGATCCAGAGTTATATAAGAAATTATTAACAATTCTTAAAAAATTATCAATCAAAATACAAAATTTAATTTTAAATGATGAAGTAATATTATATATTAAAGATTTATTAAAAGAATTTTTAAATACTGATAAAAATTTAACATGTGTATTATTAATGGAAATTTTTTCTGATAACAACTTTATTAATTTTATTAAAA